TTTTGGGGTAACCATAACCAATGTGGATAATGTTTTTATATCTAGTGCTTCTGCGGCCATAGCATATGTCGCTAAAACCACTTGTTTGGTCTCGGTTTCTTGCAAAGCCGCCTGTTTCATCCCGCCTACGTAATATCCCACTTCTGCTATTTTGCGATAAGCAATTGCATCGTGTAAATATGTCAAAAGAGACCGATTATGTGCCAAAATCATTATTTGGTTTTCCGGGTTCTCTTTTACTAAATCACCTATGACACGAACGATGAAATCGCTACGCGGTCCAAACTCGCATAGTTTAGTTATCATTGTGCTATATTTAGGGTTTCCTTTCCAATCATATTCCACTTCATTAAATTGCGGATCGGATGTGTTATACACAATTCCACGAACACAAACTGGGTCTTCATCTTTCCGGGCTTCCGTGTAGATTTTATTGCCAATGAACATGTATAACACTTTCGTCAGTTTGTCTTTGCGATCCACTGTTGCCGAAATACCGAGCATATAAGGCGTCACTATTTTCGTGAGTGTTTTGGAGAACTGTTCGCTACCAATTCTATGCACTTCGTCTATTATTGTGAGCCCGAAACTAGTGAATGTATTTCCGGGATAATCTTTGTCATAGAGTGTCTGAATCATTCCTATTACAATGTCTTTGTTCTCTATGTCCATAACTTGGGCCTGGATTTTACCTATCCGGGCCCCGGGCAGAAACTCGTTGATACGCTCAATCCACTGGTTCATTAAGAACTCTTTATGGACAAGAATCAGGGTCTTTTTGTGTAATAGTGAAATGATTTTTAGACCCATAACCGTATTATGAGTAACAGTAAAATCGCCTAAAACAAACCGATGATTACCATCTATTTCAAATCCATAATAATCGTCTTCTGGCAATATAGATACTGTAATGCCATAGGATAAATCATCGGATTCATATATAGAAATAGTTGTTTTAGTATGCAATATAACTCTATATCCAGACGATCTAGCAATAAAAACTACTTCGTCATATAATTCAGGTATTTCTATTTTGATATTGGTGTTTCCATATTTTTGAATAATTCCTTGTATATAGGCGGTATTATGTTTATAATTAGTATGAATAGGAACACGATACCCAGTCCATTTTTTTTCTTTGTAATTTTCTAAATATTCTGAAATAGACATATCGACAGTAGTTTTTGAACCAGGTTCTCTCAAAGACAATATATGACTAGCATTAACAGTGTATGATATATCCATATTGGGAGAACTTAGGTCTTTTATTTTATACATTGTTTCCCTACCTCTGGCTAATGTCAAGACATTTCGCGGTGTAGAATCATCTCCCATTAATACATCTCCCACAACAATATCCTGCACCATTTTAATTGTTCCATTATACATAAGAACCGGTGTATTTTTGCCTAAACACTTCCCTCGCCCACAAGGAACCTCCAATATACCTCCGCCACCCTTATGCAAAGACCCTGCACACAAAGCCGCATCCACATGTTTTGTATAAATACCGATGATGTTCTCTTGATAATCGCGAATAGATTTAGAGAACTCCAATCCAATATCTAGCCCCGGTTCCACATCGGTTTTATTGGGCAATCCATAACGTTCTTGACCGTAAAATCGGGGCAAATATATTTTCTTGTCATTTTCTCTATAAACGGGAAAGGCGGTTTCTTCTGCGGCAGCAACTCCATAAGTAGCCCCGGCAACTACGGGCTTAACAAACAAGTCTTTGTAGAGAAACTTGAGGTCATCTGGGTGTAAATATTCTTTAGGAATGGTATATCCTTTTTTGCCTAAATGGGAGTTCTCGCGAATGCGAGTTCGGTATTCTTCGGTTATAACAAAATCCGGGTCTTTTGTTATGGTGGTTGTAGGGTTTTTCTTTTTAGCTGCAGATGCGGCGGCCATTTTACGACGAATAAATGCATTCTGTTGAGATTTCATTGTGATTTTAGATTATATGAGTAATACTAATATGTTAGATAAATAATCTTTATTACATTTAGCATTATTGCTTTCAATTTTTCACCTTTTTTGATATAAAAATATATAAATCTATGGTATAGATGAAGATACCCGAATCTTTTAAAAATATGTCATCCGTTGAACTTGTGCTATTTTTGGCATTTGTTCTATATATCGTTCTCCCAATGGATACTCCTATTTGGATGAAACCATTTGTCAATTCTGCCATAGGTATGATATTTTTCTTTTGCGTGACTGTCGGATTATTTGCTTACACGAATCCCATTTTAGGTGTTTTATATATTTTAGTGGTATATGAAGTTTTACGTAGAAGTAGTGAAACTGCAAAGAATCCTAGAGCTATCGTATTAGAATATGAACCCTCTCAGGCAACTAAAAATGAGGCTCTACAAAAAATGAATCCAGAACGCACTGAAAAAACAGTAGAAGAAGAAGTTATCGAAGCCCGTGCGCCAATTAATAGAGAACAATCAGTAGATATTGTGCAAACCACATTCAAACCAGTGAGTAAACCAATTGAAGGCGCATCATCATATAAATAAATACATATAGAAAGATTATTTATTATTGTAATATAAATAATCTTTTCGTAAAATATTTGTAGCCTATATCCAATTATCAGCCTGAATTGTATAGCGCTAGTATCCATGGTATGCAAAGTGTTCCATAAATAAATCCTATACCATATATCATACCTCTTAAATGTGATATATATCCTGGTGTTTTCTTTTCTTTTTCAACAACTGACGTAGACGTAGCAGAGACTTCTGCAGAAATAACCAATATTAAAAATAATGATATAAATATACCAATAAACGCATATAATGTAGTTTTATCTGACAAGTTTACAACAGTAAAATAAGCACTGATAGAGTTCATAATGTTGTTTAGAGAAGTTGCCATATTTGTTTGAGGAACATATGGGTTTATATTTCTTTGTAATGCAATCGATAGAGCAGATAATCCTAAAAATATAATAATAAATACACCAACCCACATTTCAGATACATCATATGTATTTCCAGATATTAACAAAATTATGCCTAATAAAAATGACATAAATGCTAAAAATATAGTAGCATGTGTTAATTGGTCAGGATCGGTTATATGTTTGGAGACACCATGATAAAACATTATAGGTGACCCAAAATAACTTATAATAATGGTTGTAATCATAATTATAAATGCATATATTAATGCATTCGCGGAGTTTTGTGACTTATTCGCCCCGTCTACTAAATATGTTGCTACATTTTCATTGACCATATTATCATTATCATCTACTAAAGTGCATGAAATAAGATTTTTAGCAAACAAATTATTCACATCAGCGCTAACCTGTGTAGAATTATCAGCCACTCCTTCTACGCCTTCGGAAAATCCTTCCACTACCGTAGTCGGAATAATTTTGTAATTGTCATTCACTGGATATATAGAAAACAAATCATCTGGTATATTGTTATATTTTGTAAAATCTATCTCTTGTATGGGAATTGGCGTTGTAAATACAACAACCGTATCTATTCCACTTTTATAAACGACTTTTTTCTGTTTTGGTTCAATAAGATTCTGCAATGTGAAATCCATTGTAGTGTAACTGGTGGGAGGTTTAACCGAAATATTCAACAATTTATCTATATCATTTTGCGGTTGGGTGGAATACCTAGTATTTATCAATGGTAAACATAAAAAGAGTTTGTCAGATGTATTCACAGTAGGAACCATTTCTATAACAAGTTCTCCGTCGAATGACGAATCCATAGTTATTTTGTGCGAAGCCTTAAAAATATACAGATTTTTACATTTGTATTTTTTTGTATCTACATTTTCTGTATATGTTGCATTTGGGCGCATGGTCCCACTCGGCATAAAATACGATATTTTTACAAAACCGCCATTCAACACAGTTTTATTGAACCTATTCAAATAAATAATGGCAGTGTATAAATCGGTTTTAATCACTTTTTTTTCATCAGTAAATGTATCATCATTTATAATGAATGTTTTTTCTGTTAAATTATCCGATGACATATATAGTATATAATTATACTATATAAACATTTATACAACTGATTATCCTATGATATTATTATCCTAAAGATAAGGAATATACGAAAAGGTTCCATTTTCATACACAGTAGCGCTAAATGTAGTTTTATACCCCTCTACATAAACTGTATCTCCATTTTGTATTTCATTGCATCCATATTCGCCGGTGCAACTTTTACCATTTACACTGACAGGTAGCTTAGTGCTCATATTACTCATTCCATTTGACATTGTGTAATACTGCCATTTATCACGACCATTCAACCACTTGCGACCCATCAAAGGTAAAATAAGACCATCTCCGCCGCCATTCATTGGTGTCAAAATACCGACTTGTTGATAAGCCATACCACTACCACGAGTTTCTATATTTACAGGTATCCCACGCACATCAGAAGAATTACGTGGATGATAATATCCGTCATCTTTTAATGGTGGTGCATATGGGTCATTCAATGAATCGGTTCGCCGAGTTGCTATACTTGCTAAAGATGGTTGTTGTATGACAACAATTTTAGAAGGTTCTCTATTTGAAGAAATAGAATTGTATTTGTTTTGAGAATAAATCATGTAAATGACTAATCCAATTACTAATAATAAAATAAATAGCGTCATATTTTCAATACATATAACTCCTGGAATGCACTTTTTTGCCATAACTATAAACTAGAATCATATATTATCCTATACTATATATTAAAACTTACCTATGTTCAAAGTTGGAGGATTAAATGTCCAATCCAAATCAGGAAACTTTGGAAACTCATCCGGACAAAATACATAACATTGGTCGATAATATTGTCCGAAAAGTGTATCAAATGGTATCCGGTGTATTTTTTGCATATACAATCTATATTTTCGGCATATTCCCATAACATGTTCTCTATATATTGTAAATTGAACAGCCAAAACAAGAACTTCAAAGGTGAATACAATGTTTTACCCAATACATCTAAAGAATACCAACCAAAGCATTTTGGAAAATTAATTATAAATCGTAATCCGCCGGTTAAATAGCTACCTAACCATATAAATACCGATGGTATATATTTAAACGCTTTCGTTATATTTTCAAATACTTTACGTAAATAACTACTCAAATAGTTAAATAGTTTCGGAATATAATCAAATATATCTCCAATAACCTTAAAAAAGTTTCCAAGTCTTTTGAAACCTTTACTAACCTCGTCAAATATTTGAGTACTTTTCTTGAGACCTTCACCAGCTTGTTCAAATGTTTTTTTGGTATTTCGAATGGATTCTTTTATAGCATCTCCTAGTGGGTCATCCACACCTTCTAGTATAGTGACTTTCTTTTTTCGCCGTTTTACCAATTTACCATCTTCTCGTTTAATCCGTGTTTCTAAACCTTCTCGTATTGGTTCATTATATATATTGTATAAAACATATGCCAATAAAATACATACAATAATCATAACCGAAAGTAAATATACAGTTATTGTCATGTTCAAGTTATATATTATATGCATTTTTTATTCATTTTTTCTACTAGTACTAATAAATTACTGGTAGAATATTTGTATATAATAGCCATTATCCTTCGATTATAAATTATCTCCGAATAATCATTGAACACCTGCATTATGTCTAGAGTTTACGGTGCTGCACAAACGAACTTGTCATTGCATTTGTATCCATTTGTGCAATCCGCATCGGTAGTGCATGGTGTATCGTCAATACCTTCTGCCGATTCATCTATTCCTTCCACTTCTTCTTTTTCGCTATTTGAAACACCTTCTTTGGCAGGTTTTTTGTGATAAACCTCTTTATCATTACCTTCTTTGGTTTCTTTATCCTTGCTGTCTTTTTCCTTAGAATCTTCACTTTCGTTCGTCATACCTTCTAAAACAATATTGGAACCAGATTTAACTACATTTGACACAACAAATGCAATAACTAAAATAACAATCATGTTTTTACTAAAATAAGATGTCAAAAATCCGACTAACAAGAATATACCAACAGAAACCATTTCTCCGCTGAAAAGCCATATCAAAAGGTTCAAAAGACATATAGCAAATGATACATATAGCACATATTTATTGTATAGCAAACTTCTACTACCAGCAATTTTTGCCGAATAGTTTTGATATGCTTTACCGTAGAGTTTTTTAATAGTAGATGATGCTGACTTTCTCAATGTCATTATATACTATAGAAGGATAATAACATATTCATATTTCCTAAATATTTTGTCTTTCTGGAATCAATCCAGAACTATATTCCTCATCCGTATAATTTGGAGGAATATCCCCACTATAAATATCTAAAACTTCTTTTACAACCTCTTCGCGTTGTATATCCGTTTTATCAAACTCAAAGCTAGATATACTCGATGACCTACGCCCCTTAAACTTATTTAAAAAATCATCCATACCATTTATTTCTCCAGCACGGTCATTTTGTTCTAAATCACCAGTTATAACTAAACGACTGTTTTCGCCTAAACGGGTTAGCAACATTTTCATTTGTGATATAGTAGAGTTTTGCATTTCATCCGCTACAATCCACGCATTTTTGAACGTTCTCCCTCGCATAAATCCTAAAGGTGCTATTTCTATTATTTTTTCTTCCATGAGGTCTTGCACTTCTCTGGGAGATAGAAATGTATATAAAACATCATAAATTGGACGAACCCATGGTGCCATTTTTTCTTCCAGTGTCCCTGGTAAAAATCCGAGTTCTTCATCAACGGTTACCGAAGGTCTCGTAAAAATGAGTTTTTCATAGACACCTAGTAAAAAATATTTTACACCGAACTCTGTTGCGAATAATGTTTTACCGGTTCCGGCTGGACCACTCGCAACAATGATCTTGCGATGTTTATTTTTAAGGGTGTCGAAATATTGTTCCTGATGTTTATTTTTCGGTTTTGTAAAACGGTTTTCGAAGTTTGCTTTCTCATTTGGTGACAAGTATTGCATATTTTCGTATAATTTGCGTTGTTTTCCAAATGATTTAGGTTGCTCATTATCTGCCATATATTCATTCATTAGCTCTTTCTCAGACTGTTTTTTGGATTTACGTCCGCGTCTTTTTGGTTGAGGGTCGCTAATTGTTTCTAAAGGATTCATTTATACTATTCGGGGATTTTATATTTACAAGGATTTATTGTAATAAAAATGCATTTTAGCTCGTTTATGGGTTAATCATACAAAGCAATAATATCAACAATGTAGTGTAATATACAAATCATATGAAAAACGTGAAAAATAAGAACCAAAGGGTTCTCATTTTTGTTTATTTAGAACGATTTACAATGCATATAATATAAATTGTGAAATATAAGAACATGTAGATATAGATATACAAAATACTAGTTTTTTATATGTTAAACATAGAACGCCATAAGCCATCTACTTGGTATTCACATTCGCGCCATCCATTTGCATTGGGTGTTTCTCTGTCTGGTCTGTCTGCTGAATAGTGAGCACACGCAAATCCACTAGGACTGGTATATACTTGCCCATTACGCACGATTGCGTTTTTAGAAGCACTATATCTTCCAGTCCATACAGAGTTGGCGTATGTTCCGTCTACTAATTTGAGGTCGAGCATATGACGAATGAGTTGCCCATCGACAAAGCATTCCGCCATATTACGACGCCCGCGTGGAACTGACTTGGATGTCTCCATCATATCGAAATAGGGAGCCAGTTCGGCACAAGAGATGTGAAATACCTTTTTATTGCTAGGATCGCGGCGGTCAGCAAGTATCTTGTATAGGTTCTCTACTTTTTTCTTGGTTCCATTACCTTTTTCTTCATTGCAATAACAGTACTCTTATCTAATTTCGCTAAGAGCTCTGCTGGTTCGTGGGTTGTTGCTACAATCTTGGCAACACCGGGCATCTTACGACTGGTAATAACGGCAATATATCCAACGGAAGTCATCTTTATCTCTTAAATATTCGCTTTTGAGTTTGAAAATCTTTTTAATCACTTATTGTTTTAATTGTCATACAGTAAATATAAAAAAAGTATTTCAATTTTCTATTTTTGCGAGAAAGCCGGAGCTCGGAACGAGCGTAGGTGTTCGAGGATTATCCGGAGATAATTTATTATCGAAGGATAATATTGTCTGGACATATAACATATAAATGGGTTATTACAAAGCATTTATTGTATCTATTATTATTGTGAAAATATTATTTATACTGACTGCAATATTGCATTTTTATTTGAAATTATCGGGAAATACAAATAAGGAAGTAGATGAAAACATACTATTTTTAAAAAATCGTATGGATTTTATTTTCATATTTATGATGTCTTGTTTGTTGATATATCTATTTTATCCTAAGAGAACTGATGTTACTTTAGATTCGGAAACAAAAATGTTATTATATTTGTTTGGATTTGTGTTAATTTTTACAGCAGATTGGAGCGTATTTATACATGAGTCAAAACTACTGAAAATGATACAAGGTGTTATAGTAAATAAATCCAGTCAATAATATACGTCCAGACATTAAAACTCGGCAATCAATTCAAATATATCCTTGTCTATTGATTTATTTGCCAATGCATATTCGGCATTGGTTCTTTCGAAAAAATTAACCTTGGATTCTATACTAATCAGTTCCATAAAATCAAATGGATTCGATACATTGTATACTTTGTCATATCCCAACTGAACAATGAGTCGGTCCGCCACAAACTCAATATATTGTGTCATTAAATTGGCATTCATTCCAATCATACGACATGGAATAGCTTCGGTTATAAACTCCTTTTCAATTTCAACCGCCTCTTGAATGATTTCATATATCCTTTTCTTATTGAGTTTTTTCACCAATTTACTATACAACAATACGGCAAACTCGGTATGCAATGCCTCGTCGCGGGAAATAAGCTCATTGGAAAATGTGAGCCCGGGCATTAATCCACGCTTTTTAATCCAATAAATAGCGGCAAATGACGACGAAAAGAAAATACCTTCTATAGCTGCAAATGCAACCAACCGAGAAGCAAATGAACTACGGTTATCGCCTATCCATTTCTTCGCCCAATTAGCTTTTTTAGCAATACATGGATAATTCTCTATAGCATTAAATAAACGCGACTTTTCGGCATCATCTCGCACATATGTGTCAATCAAAAGGGAATATGTCTCAGAATGTATATTTTCCATTGCGATTTGAAATCCATAAAATGCCCGGGCCTCAGATACTTGCACATCATTCATGAAGCGTGATGCCAAGTTCTCCAAAACCAGTCCGTCAGATGCGGCAAAAAACGCGAGAACCATACTGATGAAATGTTTTTCATCTGCAGAGAGTTTATCCCAGTCATTTAAGTCTTGGGCCAAATTGATTTCTTCTGCGCGCCAAAAACAATCCATTTGTTTTTTATACATTTTCCATATATCTTGGTTGCAAATAGGAAACATTACAAAGCGATTATCGTCAGGTTTCAATAAAGGTTCAACAAAATGGGTTTCGGGCGTAGTCATTCTTCCTAAATAATATACTCTTTAGATTTTATACCTTTTATAAAAAATGATTAACGATATGCGGTTTTTCCACCGAAAATATTTCTTTACATCATATTACTATGTGATCATAGGGTATATTATCGCATAATTCAACATATACACTGTATATGGACTATGATTTACTCGAACATCAACTCATACATCAGGCTGTTACTTCATAGAGATTATAAATGCAAATAGTATTAAAGATATGATTACTATATAACCTTATGTTCCGAAAATTATTTCTTATTACTGACTCTAGCATGCATAATAAATACAAACTAGATGACATTATTTTGAATATACAAAACGTTGCACTTTTTGGAATAAGTCTATATTCATTATATTGTTGTGTGAATTATTTGATTATTACCAGCTGGACATATGTATCATCCAACGAAGATAGTTGTTTTGCTGATAATAGCTTAAGCCACTGCAATACAGATAACTATATACGACCTTTTGACAATTTATTGTTTGCCGTGCAGTTTCATGCAATTATTGATTTATTTTTAGTTAAAAAAACTGATTCAATAATACATCATTTATGTGTTATAGGTATGTGTTCTTATGAATGGTATAGCAAAATGAGTCCCGTAAATAGATTTATTTTGTCTTATTCTCTATTAAAAACCGAAGTATCTTCTATATTTTTGGTCTTGAAATATTGGCTACCTACAAAATCATACGCGTATGATATCAACGCAATATTATTCTATATAACTTTTTTCAAGTTTCGTATTTTGGATGTGTATAACGAAATAATTCGCGACAATTATGCATTTGATATACTTATCAACATTTATACCCCCAAGAATCCATTTGTATCTGGTGTATTGTATATTTCGATTTATGGAATGTATATATTGAACTGGTATTGGTTTTTGATTATAAATAAAATATTGTATAAGGCGATTGCGATAACCCCGCCACGAGGAGCGAGAACCGGTGTGAGAGAATTATCACAAGATAATTGTAAAAATACGCTTATCAATACTGACAAAATGTGTCATTTCATATGTTCCTATATTCATTTTGTAAATATTCCATTGGTCGTGTATATATATTCGTATAACACACGAGAAAAATATTTATTTGATATCAGTGGAATAGTTATACTGAGTATTGCGGCTTACATGTATCATTATGACATATACAAAAAAATACATAGAGACCAAATGGATGACTATGATATTTTATCCTTTGATAATAAATTATCTCCGGATAATCCTCGAACACCTACGCTCGTTCCGAGCGCCGGCGTTCTTGCAATAGGCAATGATATGAATTGGGTGTATTTTTTGAATTATACTGTATGTAGTCACGCGCGTTCTTTTTTAACCATTTTAACCAATTATTATGACACTTCCTATTCAATTATTGCTATTTGTGGAATAGTTCATTTCGTATGTTGTCATAACAATATTATAAATATTATAGAATTGTTAAGAAATAAAATATATGTCAAATCCAACTTTTTGAAAATACATTATATTTTTGTATTTTCACCAGTAATAATCGATATTATTGCTATCTATTTACACACTAAATCGTATCAAATTGCAATTCCATTTTTGTTAGTTACTATATTGATGGGTTTGTTATTTATAGTCGAACCTTTTTATAAAATGACACCTGTTGCATTTCACATTCTCTTGATTGTGCAAAATTGGTATTTGTGTTTGTCTAATAGCAGCTCATAATTGGTAGTATTATATGCAGATAAAATAACTATATAAAAACTTTTGATTTTATACCAATACATTATGCAAAATATGAAACCGAATGTATTGGTATTTGAAGACGGGGTTCTGACAAACGATATAGACAATGACTTTGTATGGCGCGGGTTTTGTTCCTCTGCCAATAAAAATGGGCCGATTGTGAAATATATTCAGTCCATTTTACCACCCAATTCCCTGTTTATTATTCCGCGAAGTGATGGAAACATAACTCGTAATAATACATACAATGAGGGATATCATCATTTGTATTGGGAAACAGATATAGAACCCTATGTGCAACATGCAAAGGAAACTGGGCGGGTTCTCCTAGTTGGTGTATTGTCTTTATTAGAATACAGAGAACCCGATATCAATTATGTCTATATACCATTAGAAGATGATTTTTTTTCGATGGGTGTAGAACACTGGTTTCCACGCGACCAATTACCCGCATGGGAACAGAGAAGCGATGAATTGGTATGGCGAGGAGGATGTTCTGGAATAGGCGAAGGAGAATCGCTCAGAATACGGTTCGTCAAAGAGATATACAAATACAATCCAAATACCCAGGTGCGGCTAGGCCGATGGTGGAGTGAAAACAAGGGTATTCCCGAAGAACTTTTCGGAGAACATATGCATCATATGGCTATGACATCCCAGAAAATCTATTTTATTGTGGATGGAAATGTCATTGCATCAAATCATATGTGGGGCTTCGCGACCGGGGCCGTGCCCTTTTTGATTTCCAATGCATATTGCTGGTTCTCCGAATATTTGAAGCCATATGTAAACTATATACCGATTGCCTATGATTTGAGCGATTTAGTGGAAAAAATAGAGTGGGTTAAAAACAATGATGCAGCGGCAAAACAAATCGCCCAAGGTGCGCTTGATTTTACGAGGGATATTCTCTCGGCCGAGTTCCAGCGCAAATATTTGCGCGAACAAATTGCTAAATATATTCCAATGAAAGAAACATAAATAGGAGAACATACATAGTAGTATTATTGATATATTGTATTATAGAAAATGAAAATTGTAGATTGTTTTACATTTTATAATGAACTGGATTTATTGCAATACCGTTTGGCCGCGTTATATGATTATGTGGATTTTTTCATATTAATAGAAGCAAATATAACTCATGCGGGTCATCCAAAACCAACCTATTTTATTGATAATATGCATTTATTCGAAAAATACAGAGACAAAATCATACATATGGTTGCCGAATTGCCCCATAAATCGCCCAATATAGATTACTCAAAAAAACAACAGTGGGAAAACGAGAACTTTCAACGCAATAGTATAAAAGAGTGTGCGCAATTGGAACAAATTGGACTGGCAAAAGACGATTTAGTCATTATTTCCGATTTGGATGAAATCATTGACCCAGAAAGACTAGTAGAGTTTCGGGATGGTAGATTGTCCGCATATAAGGGGTTTTCATTATCACAAGATATGTATTATTACAATCTACATTGTAAAAATACGTGGTTTTGGTCAAAAGCCAAAATAGTGACATATGAATATCTATTGCAAAAAACGCCGGAAGAAATCCGGCAAGGAGAACTGCCTCTCCTAGAAAAGGGTGGATGGCATTTGAGTTATTTTGGTGATGCCGCATTTATTCGCAATAAATTACTCGAGTTTGGGCACCAGGAATACAATTCACCCGAATATACGGATGAGAACATTATTACACAAAGATTGGAAAGTGGGATTGACCTATTTGGACGCGGATATGTTCATATGACACATATTCCACTAAATCAAAATAATTATTTGCCTCCATTGTATGATACATATTTAACGAATTATACGAAAACCACTGAGACAAAATGCGAATTACCCATTTATGTATATTATCATTTATGTTGTATTGCAAATTGGCGCGATATTTTTTCACGTATGATGTTTAAAATGAAAAATAGTGGATTATATAATATTATATCTGAAATACGAATAACTATATTGGGAAATGAATACAATCCATCTGATACATTGTTCAACGATCCTAAAATAACTATTCGTTTTCATTCACCGGATACTTCTCTATATGAACGTCCTGGGTTAAATCATATGATAGAAGATGCTAAAACCGAAGATTTTTATGTGTTATATTTGCATTCTAAAGGAGTCAAACACTGGAAAGATATAAACATGGAATCCAATGTATATGACTGGTGTGAATATATGTTTTATTTTAATGTTTATAAACACAAAATGTGTATAGCCGAACTGGATAAAGGTGCAAATGCAGTGGGATGCAATTTGCAAGAACGTGGTGCGCCATTGCATTATTCCGGTAATTTTTGGTGGTCCAAGTCCAGTCATATCAAAAACTTACCTAAAATTATGGATAATCGTTATAATACACCAGAGTTTTTAGTAACATCTATAGAAGGTGTATACAAATCATTGTGGCATTCCGATGTGAATCATTTTCATTTCCCATATCCTTCTAAAAAATATGAAAATAAACCGGTCATTGTTCAAACTATAACTAGAGAAAACGGTTATATCATTTATTCATAATATATAAGGTCCAACTGTATAAAGACTTTTTGTATTATATAGTATTTTCATAAACATGTATATTTCAAATAAATATCTAATAGGAATATTGTTTTTAATGGTATCCATTTCAAATACTTTCGGTTACTCATTTTTGACTCGTTGGTTCCGAAAAAAATGGCCGAAAAAAGATTTTACAAATATTCCTAAACATATCCAAGAACCGGATAAAAAACAATTTTTCGGAATTATAGGACCGAATATTTTACCGGAAAAAGTAAAAACATTGTTTGAACTATTTACGGGAGATGGTATTATACAGGGTGTTTTTATAAATGGTGAAAATATCACGTTTGTGAAACATCTTATCGATACAGAAAAAAGGTATCATGAAGAGAATATAAAAAACTCTCCATCGTCTGAAACGTTAGGAATGAAATTGCTAAAGTATTTTGGATATTTGATTGGAATTAACAAACACAACAATTTAGGCGCAGCAAATACAGCCATTCTACCTATTTCTACACCTATTGATGAAAACACTACGGCGGCATATGCCCTATTTGAGAGAGATAATCCATATTTATTGCATTTTTATCATAATACATCTACCATAAAAACAATTGGAAAAATACGGACACCGTATCCGCTTTCAGGACACTCAAAAAAATCTACAGATTGTTATGGAACCCCTGTTATAGAATCCATTCATTATCATATTTTTTCTAAAAAAGTAATGTATTACACAATGGACGAGAACTTGAACAGTGTTCTCTCAAAAGCATTTATCAAAACCAAATATATTCCAATTATACACGATTTTCTATCCACTAGTGATAGTATTGTTATAGTAGATTCTCCATTGGTATTTGATTTTCCGAAATTGTTTAATGGGAAAATGCCACTTCGGTTTAATACAAATCTTCCTACTTATATTCACATTCTCCACAAAAATACTGGATATGTCTCTACATACAAACTATATTGTCCCTTTTATGTATTTCATTTCGCTAAATATATGGATTCATTCCAACAATTGGAAATATATGCACCTTTGTATGATGATATTGATTTTGACAGCATTAAAATAAAAGGAAGATACCGGAAAATTGTTATAGACAAATGCCACAAAACGGCCTATGTATGTAACAATTTGGATACGGAAAAATACAACTTAGATTTTCCGGTTGTGGATATTTTTGGAAATGTCATTTTACGCAATATTGAAAAGCGTAAAATAAATGGATTTGTAAAGGTGGATACAAATATGGCTATAACTCAAAAATGGATGTTTAATGATATCTTTTTTTGCGGAGAACCTATATCCGTTCGTCTAAATGATAAAAACGGATTGATTGCATTCGGAAATAGTAATACATCTATGTCTCCTTTATCCTTCGATAATGCTACACACGGAGGAATCGTATTGCTAAATATGGAAGATGGAACGGTTGTAAAAATACCAGTAAATGATAGTTTAACCATGGGATTTCATACCATTTCTATAACTGCGAGCACGCCGAAATAACAACATTATCGTAAAAAGAACCGAGTATAAATCATAGAAAATTGAATGCTAACGAAGTATATTTTTATTACACTATAAAAATATAACAATACAATTTTATAACAATGACAACCGTATATGTATCTATTCCGACCGATCCAACATTCACTTCTTATACAAAACATTGGCGTATAACAAATGGCGAAGTATCTGACGCAGCGAGTGTGTCGGGTCTGTATTCATTATCGCAGGATGATGACCCATACCCAAAACAATCGTATAACAAACTGAATCATATATTTCATTCTCATATAGCCCAATCTCAGTTCTACGATGTAATGATTAAATTGGGTATTCCGTCACAAGACAGAAAATGTTATCGTTTATGGGCACATACATTCAAGGGAATTGGTGCAGATAGACGAAAAAATCCGTATGTTCGTTGCATAGACCTTTATAGCGATTCCCATATATGGGACGTCCCAAATAAAAATGGTAAAGAAGGCACATATTCGTCACATGCTATCACACTAATGGATGATTATTGAGATAACGGCTGGGCTCGGAACAAGCGTAGGTATTCGAAGATTATCCGGAAAAATATTATCACAGGATAATTAGCAGGCGACTTGTGTAATAATGTTATGATTTGTATATAGTACTGCTAAAAAAGGACACAGTCGTAAAATAAAAGGGATATGCCATATGGTGGTGAATTATCACCCCAATCATACAATGATTTAGAACAAGGAACATCCGATGTAGCTCTTCAATTTATTTCTGGAAACGCTTTTAACACCTTTTTATAAATATTTTACTTAGTATAAATTATTATTTATATTGTTATAATATATATGTCATATATAAGTCAAGATGATGCGCCCATTGATAATTGTGCTATATGCACTGAACCATTAAAAGACCCAACAAAGGCACTTTTTAGATTAACCTGTGGACATGTTTTTCACAATAATTGTCTTAATGACCTTTGTGAGCATGATTTCCCAAATATTAATTGTCCTCAATGTAGAACCCCAATGGATGAGAATGAATGTAACACATTTTGGGCATTTAAAGAAGGACCGCCTGAAGAAGGACCGCCAGCTTTAGACCCAGACTATCTAAATAGTTTACCACAAGATGTTCAAAATGTATACAACAACACTACTATTAATCAAGGAGGTAAACATAGTAAAAATAGAACAAAGAAATCTAGACGCAACAAAAAATCTAGACACAACAAAAAATCTAGACACAACAAAAAATCAACAAGAAGACGCCGTTCTAGTATAAAAAGAAAATATTAACTATTACACCCAATCTATTTTAAGTATATAGCCAATGTCCGAGCACTTGCATCGGTTGCATCCACATATTTAGGCATCCAAAAATAAGGTATAATATGTCCCATACCACAGTAATTGGTTTCAAATACATATCTATAATAATACTGTTCGGCGGTTTTCGGTATATTTGTTTCTACTTTTTGCATGATGGGTGTATTTTTTACCATATCTTCATATGATTTATGGCCATTTAGAGGACATAACTTTGCACAATAATCCTGTAATATTTGATATAATGAACGGTGTTCTCCACTGACACCATCGCTAAATGCTTCTTTTCTTCGCCATAATACTTCGTGTGGTAATAAAGATGATAATCCAGATAATGGTCTATATTGCGTTTCGGAAAATGCATATCGCAACCAATATTTCTCAGATTCTCCCGAAAACTGGCGTATAATTGGTGATATAGATAAATAATATTGTGTCCAAAAACGGTCTAAAAACGGTGTGCGTGGTTCTAATCCATGCGAGGAAATAGATTTATCTGACCGCAATACATCAAATGTATGTATATCTTTCAACAATCTACGACATTCTTTATCAAACTCTAGTGCATCCGGCGCATTTTTCATATACAAATATCCGCCCAACAATTCATCCGACCCATCGCCATTAAAAATCACTTTGGCTTGGCTATTTTTAGCAATATATTTTCCCAGTAAATAATTACCGATACTTGCTCTTACTGTAGTCGTGTCATAACTTTCGATAGTTTTTATTACTTCCGGTATAGCTTCGCAAAACTCCTCTTCTGTCAAAACAATTTCTGTATGTTTTGTTCCTAAATGTTCTGCAACCAATTTAGCATATTTCAAGTCCACTGATTCCGCCAACCCAATACTATATGTTTCTAAAGGCGGTAGACCATTTTTTTTATGATATTCACTTACTATTGCTGTTATCAAACTGCTATCCAATCCGCCGGACAATAAACATGCAATCGGTCTTTCCGTAGTGCAGCATCGTTTTTCTACTGCGGAAATCAAATACTTTTGAATACCTGCAACCGTTTCGGGAACAGATGTATATACTTCCGTTGAATCGTATAGTGTATAACTAAATCCGGTTTTATGATATACTGTATTTCGTGATATAGCACACCATTCAGAACATACTTTATCGGAGAACGTATAGGTAGAATATGTTCCCGGAATAAATTGTTCTACTGTATATTTTGTATCGGGGAAATCTATTGCATTTTCTCCAGATAATCCTCTAATACCTGCGGTCGTTCCTTTTTCCGATGTTCTCGTAAAAGGGTAAAGCACTTTTAGTTCTGATGCGAATCCTATGGTTTTTTCTTTATTAGAGTCACCTCGTTGATGCATACTATACAGCGGACGCACTCCATATGGGTCTCGTGCAACATATAACAATGGTTCTCCTACTTGGAATCGTTGATCTAACAAAACAAAGGCAAATACCCCGTCTAACATTTGCAGGGTTTGTTCAATACCATATTTTTCATATAACCATATGATTACTTCACAGTCCGATTGTGTATTCGGCACAATTGGCGATTCGCCGCCCATTACTTCATATAATTGTTTGTAATTGTATATTTCTCCATTACAAATCAATATAATATCGCCTTTGATTAGTGGTTGGCTAGAATCATTCGTTAGTCCATTTATAGCTAGACGATGAAACCCAAACATGGATTTACGACTGACTTTGCACATTTGAGAGTTCTCTGGACCTCGCGAACGACCTTTTTTGAATTGTTGTGAAATAAACTCGATGGAATATTTTTGTTCGTAGTTGAATAATGCAAATATTCCACACATTTGTTAATGGTTGTATAAAATAAATAATGAATAATCTTTATGTTAGTGCAATAGAATATTTATATAACTATGCTATTCATATAAATGATATAAAATTATTGTAATAATATTTATAGTTATAAATATGATAATACAAAATATATATGCATTTTTCAATTACATCAGAGAACAAATATTTGGTAAAACATATATACCGGTTCCATCAGAGGAAGAAATTGTAGTATTTGATAATAGATTGTGAGAACCCCCGAAGATTATTTGGAGCTGTATTTTCTTGATAGAATAATGTGTATAATAATGTGTATAATAATATGCATAACAAATTATAATAATAAAAAATATAGAGCTGATTATATATAACAATAATAATGTTGAAAACATTTACATTTCAAGATAATTTAGGTAATATGTTGTCAAGTTCTCATAAACCATATACTCCACAAACAACTACTAGTCAAATAGAAACGGTATTTGAAGGATTTGAAGATTATATGAAGGTAGACAATGACTTTGCTATTTATTCAGAAACTTCACCAGACACGGTTCCTAAATATACCATGATTTCTAAACCCACAACTCCAACACAACCTCATAATCAAATATATAAAACAGAAAAAGAAGTGCAAACCGATGAAGATACAGATGATGTCCCTAGTGCAGTTCCACAGGTTCAAGACGTGATTGTATCAAAATTTCTCGAACCATCGAAAATGAGCACTATTAATACTATATACATAGGTTCTCTTAGTATAATTGGGCTATATGTACTATTCCGCTATATGAAGTATTAGGTTTGGAGATATGAGATTATCAACAAAGTGTACTATTTGTAGTAAATAATATATGAATAATATATATAATCATATATTATGACCTCACAAGTGCCCAATACCACTACTATATCAAATATGCAAACTATTAGTAACACCGATGATTTAGAATTTGACTTCGAATTATGTCATTCGCAGTATAGTTATTGTTGTTGGCATTGCTAGAACGCATCGACTAATAAAGCGTGCAGGTATTAGCGTAT